TTTAAGTTTTAGCAATTCGCGTTTAATATATTCTTTGGTTGTCATAATGTTTTACCAATTCATTGTTTTAGCAAAGCGGTTTATTTCTTTCCACTCTAACAAATGGCAACCTATCTTTGCTCCTTTTTCTGTAAGTTTATCAAGCGTGAAATGACCTACACGAAAACGCGAGTTGCAATCATTAGGATTCTTTTCGAACCGTTTTATCGCGTTAAAAAACAACTTAGCGTGATCTAAGGGAACGCTTGCACCGCGACTGGTTTCTATTTCATCTAATAGTCTAATTTCGGGAGCGTTACCGCTTTCAGTAATAACGCGTTTACCTTTTTGGCGAATCATTGTTCTGGAATCGTGCGGTAAATGATTTATATCGTGATTGAGCCACAGCTTTACTTCATTGTCTAAAATCATTTTGTGATGTTGGTCTAATGTTTTAAGCTTTTTAATTCCCTTTGTAAGCGTAGGAAAATAAGCTTTTAACTTGTTCCATTGATCGACAGCGTTTACCGCGTCTCTAATATGCCAATCCTTATACTTTCTGGCTCTTTTCGATTTTTTAAGCGAATCTATAACAATATTACCAAAACGATTAAAAGATCTTAAAAAATCATCACGCGTAAGGTCATAACTAGGTAATTGAAAATCAAAAGATTCGTGTAAACCATGAACCGCGTTTTTAGCTAAAGATTGATGTCTATTAGTTGAATTGGAATATGTTCTTGGTTCAAACAACGCGATTGTTTTATTTCCTTTTTCAGTTTGAACTAATCTTGCAACTTCAAAATGATGTCCATAAGAATAAATAGAATTGTTATTAAAAAAGAAGTTTGAACCTTTTGCGGTTGTCTTTGATTGATTTGCCCAAATGTGGGCTACTTGTGAATTATTCATATATTTTATTTGTTGAGTTATTAATATAAGTTAAAATGCCGATCATGTTAAAAAGCTTTACCTTGTCAAATTTATTTTTTTGGTTCAATCGATTAAAGTTTATCTAATAACTAATATTAATTCTTTTAATCATCTTGAACTTGTAAACTTGAACTTTAAAATCGCGTCTTAATCGCGTTCAAATCGTTCGTTTTAATCGCGTCAAAATCGCGTCAAAAATTGCTTTAAATTCTTTTAACCGACTAACCGACTAAAATTTTTTATGTACGTGTTCGCTAGTGTTTAAGCGGTGTTTACGTGTTTTTAAAAAATTAGTGCTTGCGTTGTTTCGCTTTTTTCACATCGTCGGCATTTCAACTAATTATTATTAACAATAAACGAAATTATGAACGAATACGAAGTAGAACTTAAATCGACAACCTTTCGTACCTTTTACGTACGTGCCGATTCAATGGACGACGCTATTAACCGAGCAGAACAAGAAGCTTATGATGACGATGAAATCAGTCGTGCGTGGTGCGAGAACATGGAAGTAGAACGAGCGTTTGAAAACGACGAACAAATAGCCGACTCAACAATATGAACACATCCGAACACATCCAAGAAACTATCGACTACATTCTTTATAGCGAGATGGAAGGACGAGTGGACGAAACCGATCCTTACTACTCAGCTTACGTGTCCTTACTCGACTTACTTGAAAAGACACGCGATGAAGAATCAATACTAACCGACAAATAATATGGACATGATAACACTATTCAGTTTAGCCATCATTTTTATCGTTGGCTTTGGCTTAGTATATTGGGAGAGAGGCGACCGATGAGCGAGCCACAAACGCTTTTTGCCGACGGATTCGATTCCGCTATAATCGGCATTACATCCGACCGCATCAACGGCATTGAACGCGTTGTATACGACGCTTGGAAAATGGTCGAAGTGTTAGTAGAACGCGACGACATGAAAGCACGTGAAGCCTTAGAGTACCTTGAGTTCAATACGTTTAATGCGTACGTGGGCGAAGGAACGCCGATTTACGTGGACGTAATGACGCGAGAAGAAATCGAACAAAGAATTGAAGAACAATAATGACTATACCATTTAAAACAGGATTATTTAAACGCGGTTCAAACATCCAACCAAAGCTTGAACGCACCAAGAACGGCGAATTAATTTACGTGTTCGCCGATGGATCGTGGAAGTATTTCTACGAGTGGATCGCGACATCAACCAAACAACAATTCAACCAATACGACAAAGATGGACGAAGACTACGATGACCTACGTTGGGAATACGAAGAAGAGCTATGTGCCGCCCGAAGACGCCGTGAAGGACGTGGGTGGTTAAACCCCGACGAAGACGATAACGACAACGACGATGATAACGAAAAGGAGACAAACGAAAGCTTATGACTACTAAACTAATTGGACTATGCGGTAAGAAAGGCGTGGGTAAATCGACTTACGCGTCGTTTTTAGCGGGCAAGAATGGACACGTGTTCAGCTTTGCAACGCCTCTTAAATCGATGCTGTGTGCCGTGTTTCCGAATGAGTACGTGTTAAAAAAGAAAGACGAGAAGTTACCTTATTTTGACGTAACGGCTCGATACCTTTTACAGACCTTGGGTACGGAATGGGGACGTGAAATTGTCGATCAAAATATATGGATAAAATTGTTACGTGTCCGTTTGATCGAGCATTTAACCGACACAGCTTTAACGCCATTGGTCGTCGATGATCTACGATTCGACAACGAAGCTGAGATGATACGTGAACTTGGTGGAGAGATATGGCATCTTGATCGCCGTAGCTTTAAACCCGATAACAATGATAAGCACGTGTCCGAACAAGGCGTAAGCGACAAGCTTATAACCAAGAAAGTATTACTATGAGCGACACCGTAGAAGAATGCGATTGGTCAGAAGACGTTTTTATTAATGCTGATGCGATGAAGGAAGCGTTCGATCGTTTTTGGACGAAGAAACAACTGGGCATAGACGCCGATGGAAAGGTTTATCGTACTGACTTAGATCGTAAGCGTCCGAAGCATCACAACTTTGGCGACCATAATTGGATGTTTGATAAAAAGAAAGCCGTAAAATCACAGGTTGATAACCAGGACGTATCACTCTAGATATTGCATCATGTTAAAACGAAATCAGATACTACCTTACTTGAACACCTACATTCAGTCTTTCACACACAAGCGAACAGCACCTGTGAATGTGTACGTCCGTATGTCTACGTGTCATCGCGTCATTGCTCACGCTTTACTACGCCGTCACTACAACGATGAAGAACCACGAGGGATTACGTGTATGTACAATGTCATCCCCTTTAGTCCTGAGACAATTAGACGTGCAGTCAAGGACGGCGTGGAGATGGGAGTCATTGACGTCGTGAACGGCGGTGACAAGCGATACAAAAAGATCAAGGCGTCACAAGAACTAGTAGACACGTTCGAGAAAGATAACGTAGAATCTGAGTAACCCAACAACAAAACTAAAACGAAAGGAGAAGATATATGGGTCAAATAAAACAGAGACATCAGCGATTTCAAGTCGATGTCAGAACAACGAAAGGACGACTTCGTCCGAGCTTTGACAGCTATGACGCGGCGAATACGTGGTTAAAAGAGGTCGAGAAAAAGGACAAGCTTGGCATCGACATCACGAATGAAGTCGCGAACGTAACAGTCGTAAGTATGAACGTACGTGAGCTTGCGGAAGAAACGCTTAACCGACATTGGCGTGGATGTAAATCCGAGATGAGCCTGTGGAGGAATGCTAAAGACGTTTACTTACGTGTTGGTGCAAGTCGTCCAGTACGCGATGTAAACGAACGTGTGATCGACGACCTAGTGTACGAGCTTGAACGCGATGGCAAAGCAAACGCCACAATTAACCGACGTCTTGCCGCTCTATCGAAGATGCTCAAACACGCATACCGACGGGGTTACATCGCACGTATGCCGTTGATCGAGCGTAAGCGAGAACCAAAAGGACGTGTCCGTTGGATTACGCCCGAAGAAGAGTCGGCTATGGTCGGTAAGTTCAAAGAGATGGGACGTACTGAGATGGCAGACTTCGTAAAGATACTGACTTGTACGGGATTGCGTACGGGTGAGTTGTTTAAACTTCTTGGACGCGATGTGAACCTTGAAGAACGGGTCGTACATTTATGGGATACCAAGAATGGTAAGTCTCGATCTGTACCGCTTACTCATGACGCTTGTGACGCGTTAAGTCGTAACTTAAAACAAGGTAACGAGCGATTATTTACGTTCACCCAGGATGCGTTCAGTCATTGTTGGAAGACGATGAAGCATCTGATTGGTCTTGGTAATGATGACGAGTTCGTACCGCATTGCTTGCGTCATACGTGTGCGTCAAGATTAGTCCAGCGAGGCATGTCTTTACCCGTCGTAATGGAGTGGTTAGGACATAGCTCGATCAGTACAACGTTACGTTACGCTCACCTCGCACCTAAGTCTTTGGAGAAGGCAAGGGATGCGTTGGAAAGTCGTGACCAAACCGTGACCAAAACATAGAAAAAGAAAGAAATCTCGTGACTCAAGCAATTCTTAGTGATACACCGAAGTCCTTACTGACCAACACTTACAGCCCAGCGGGCGTGGTGAAATTGGTATACACAAGGGACTTAAAAGGGGTTCAATGTGTTGTACAGGTCACGAGTTTTCTTCTTAACTTATTCAATCAATTCAATAATTTAGTTGACATAATATCTCTTCGTACATTTCTTAGGAGATGTAACGGCGTGACAATGTCGTGACCACAACCACCAACAAACAATAAACGAATTATGGGAAGACCATTTAGAAAACTAACGCCCGAAGAAATTAGAAGCGTTCAACTTAATCCGCCTAAAGTAATGAACACGGCACAAGTGGGGGCTTATATAGGATTAAGTACAACAGCCGTAAGATACATTATATCCATTGATGAAACATTTCCCGCCTTTAAGTTGAGCGTTGGCGGAGAGTGGAAGTTTCTTCTTGTAAAAGTAGACGCTTGGTTACTTAAAAAAGACCGAGTCGAGCATGAGGAAGAGTAATCTAGCATGGATCAGCTAGAGCTTAACCTAGAGATGCAACAGTCGGGCATCGCCCGTTATCGCCGTAAGGTCGAGTCTGCAAAGCGTCGTGAAAAGGAATCCGAAGCACCTTATGGTCAGCGTTTGTTGCGTGGTACGTTACCG